TGAAAGAAGACGACCGAAACCGGCACAAGAACCGGAACCAGTCGAACGGCAGAAGGAGAGCTACAGCGTTGAAGCTGCAGGTATCCGACGCCATCTCCAGGTCAACGGTTGCAATGGATCCATCGATGGACCCACAGCGAGCGAATTCCTGGTTCTTCTCCTGGGAACTAAGGTTAATCCCCCACCGCCGTAGCTTAGCCTTAACAAAGCTATCCAGCGCGAGCTGGAACGGTAGTGAGTGAGTGGCCTCCTTCGCAATAGTGCGATAGGTCTCCCAGTTCTTCAACACAAGTGCGATAACATTGCGTTCAACGCACTTAAACTTGCAGGAGGTTAGATCTACTCCATAAGATAGAAGTAGATTTCCCAACGCGGAAACAGCCGCACGCGGCGCTCTCAATACTCCTGAAATCTTCAGGAATGGAAGGGAGCGGCGGCGCGACCGGTCCTCGGTTGCTCCGTTGGTCACTCGGATCAACGACGGCATTGCGCTGTCGAAGTCGGATAAATCACCAAGCAAAGACGCAATGTCTTGCTGCATACGTTCGACCTGGTGGCTGAGGTCAGAGCATAAACGCTCCGGCTTTAAACCATACCAGTCCAAACGCTTGTTGGTGATCCGGCAGATGCGCTCGCCACGCTCGAAAGTCTTGCGTGCGTTTGCTAAACACCTGTCGGGGTCGGAAAATTGCTCATTCTTCTTGAACAGAGCTGCTATCTGGCGTTCAACCAGAACCGACCGAATCTCGAGGTCGTGATACTCTCGATCCTCGATGCGACCAATCTTCGTCAGGGACGGGATGTCCCTTGCACGAAGCATCCCCTCGACCCGTTTCCGGGTGTCATCGGGGATGGGGAGAAGTGTTCTCAACAGGAAAAGAGCTGCCTGAAACGGATTTAGCCGCCTGGGCGGTCTGCTCTTCTGGGGTTTCATCGTGAATACCTCCAATATCGTCAGTCAGGGGGCCGATCTTTATTGACGCGTCCCCGAAGTCCACGGAAACTCCCTGGTGCAGTACCAAGGAGACGATTGCGATTACGGCGATGGCGTAAATGCCAAGTCGAATCTCGCGATAATCACTGGACATATGCCTGCGAAGACACCATTGCGGTGAATTCATCACTGGCCACGAGATCACGGAACACGGCAAGAGCCGCTGTGATATCGTCAGACTGACCGTCCGCAGGAAAGCGGACGCCTGCGTCGAACACCACCTTAGACGCCAAGGGCAAGCCCGAGGCGTCGAGGGTGCCGTAAACCACCGACAAGTGAGACTCTGCAGTCCCACCGTTAGGTGGCGGAACCTTCCTCTTCTGGATGACGAGGCGAGGTTCCTGTACCGTATGTCCCGAAACCATAAAGGTCCGGTGATTCTCCTTATCGGAGAACTCGGTAAGGGTGGTGGCAAATGATGCCATGATCATACTCCTGTATGAGTTAGAGGATACGTTTGGCCAGAAGGGCGGCAGCATCTGCTATCCGCTTGCTAGTGAGCCGAACGGTGAAGGACGGAACTAAGGACGGTATTGAGGTAGGAAACCTCGTCTTGGACTGATAAGACTCAGTACGAGTCATCGGTCCGCCAGAAACGCTACTATACAGGCATGAGCCTGGATTTACCGTTTGTACGGTTATAGCTCTGGCAGTATATTTACTCCCGAGGGAGGCATATATACTTGAGACGTTGTTCTGGACCTTCCACGCCGCGAGGACGTCACCGACATTTAAAAAACCAGTCGGCGACAAAACTGTATGGAACAGTTTCCCAAGCGGTAATCGCAGGATCAGCGATAGCGTTGAGTGTTTCCACTCGCCATTTCGCGATAACCCTGGCCCGGATAGAAGTATCTCGGGTAATTGCCACGGAGTACGTCGGATTCCAATATTCCGCCGTACCCCCGCTTTTCGCGGGGATGGTTTCTGAGGAAGAGCGGCTTTCGCCGGCCTGCCCAGTCACCACTAGTGGCATGGTAGGTTCTTTGATCAGATCATAACAGTTGGCGACATCTCTGCCTAACTGCTCCCAGCCGTATCGCCACGCTAACCAAGCGTCCGACGCGGCTTTCACGGTGTGTTTACCACCCCGTAGGGCTTCTCTGATCAACCGTTTTGCCTCGGACCGTGCGTTCACCACCATTTTGATGGTCTGCCTTGCCTCGACGGCTGTTGTAAGCGCGTCTAAGCTAGGGAGGATATCCGCCATTGCGGCGATAATCAACGCATCGGTGTTTACACCTTCCCATACGTCATGGGAGGTGTCAGGGCGTCCGGCGCTTCCATCCCAAAGGATGTCTGCCGGGACGAGGCGATTGTACATGGTGTACGTTCGCTTTCCTGCTTGAGGACAGCAAGAGGCTGTTGCCACCAGTATTCCGCGGGACATTTCGTAGTCCCAACGAGAATATGAATTAAGTGGCAGCATTTGACCCGTCTTCACCTTTCGGTGATATCCGGGAGTCCGGATGCCTTGGTAGGCACCGCGCTTCCGATAGATGACATTCGTCCCCTGATCAACGTGGACCATTGGTCCACCTTCACAAGGGGTATACTCGTAATACGAGACGTCTGTTCTGTCGGGTTGGTCGAACCTCTTCTCTGTCATCGAATGGTCTCTCCGTCGTTAAGACCGAGGGTCATTCTGCCCTCAGCACAATGAAGTGCCGATGGCCGACACCTACAGAAGTGACATTGCGTCACAGTAGGCAGACACC